ATCAAACTTAATTAAGTTCAAACAGCAATGTTGGAAAGTAATAAGGTAAATAACAGCCTGGGATATTCGGGAACTCTCGACCTTCGGGTCGAGGAATATCTTTATGGGCTGGCACCTCGATTGGTACAGTCGATAAAGTCCTCAAGGATTTATAACGATCAGTCTCTAACCAAATGGCTTATCTCTTATTTCGAAATTTCTTCGAATAAAGCGAAAGGCCTTTGTATGAAAACTGATTGTTATGGACTCTTGGTACATCTTTTAACTAAGATGTCAGAGGGGAAGTATCCTCAGAATGCTCTCGTTCATCACGTAGAGCTTCTACTTCCCCAGGTGCGTTCGTGGCTCCTTGCTACACTCAATATGGGCCGGCTCTTTGGCTGCCCTGAAGTTCCGATAATGGAACAGAAACTTTTCTTTGTCAAATATTTCCAATTGGGTTTAAAGGGCTTAGGAGAAAAAGTTCTCAAGTTTCACTTGAATTACATTTTCTCCAAAGCCACTAGACAACCCGATCTCGAAAAATTCGTACTGCGTGAAAAGCCTCCGCAAGAACTTGGTTTGTGTGGTTTCCTCTTTGGAGGAGCCTATCGAACGTGGGTGGCTCGGAAACTTTTCTGTAAGAAAGGGCTTAATCAGAAAAGGCTCGGAATGGCGTTCACCTTCCTTCAATCGAAGAGAGGTTGGGACCCTATTTCCCGGGCTTTAGTAAGAGATTCCCTACTGAAGCATGCGAAAGCGCTGTCTGCGCCGAGAGAAAAAGAGGAGTTTGTGATAAGGGGAATCCGTTATCCTTTTAGAAGACTTAAAGATGAGATCACACGTACTGTGGACGAATTGTTTCCTAAGAAACGATTCACTTCCGCCGCGTTTGGTCAAACCGAAAAGATATTCGAAAGGAAATGGGATCTCCCTCACAATGTCCCCTCACTCTCCGCGGCCTTTGAGTGCACCCGTCCTGACGGGGGCTCTCTCAGTCATTTCGCCGAAAGATTTGCTCATTCAAACGGAAAGAGACACCGAAAGAAGAGGGATAGAAGAGATCCGAATTATGAAAAAGACCTTGTCAATGACTTGGTCGAAGACAGAAATACGGTTGATCTTCTCCTCTTCTTTGGTTCCTTTTCCTCCGAATTAGTGGGCTATCTTGAGGTAAATGGAGTGCCTTTTGAGATCCGAGGCTTCCCGAGGTGGGAGCAGTTGGAACAAGCTGATAGTCTGAGGAGACATCAGCTGACGCGTGCTTTTAAGTGTCTCTTTGGTTGTGAACCAGATGGGAAGGAAGCCGAAGAACGGTTTCTCTACGAGAAGGAATATGATTCCGAAGTGCATATTGTCCTTGAGCCTGCAAAGGCCAGGATTATCACTGCGGGACCACCCGGTGCTTACCATCTCAGTCGCTCTTTCCAAAAAGTAATTCATCAGAACCTCAGAAGTCATGCGGTTTTCCGTTTAATCGGAGAACCCTTGACAGGCGAGGTGATGGAAGACTTTGCGAGAAAGATTCGAGTGAATCGGGACTCATGTTTCATGAGTGCTGATTACTCGGCTGCAACTGATAATCTGCATGGCAGTCTCATTCGAGCCTGCGCAAATAGATTGATGGATAATATCGGGCTTCATCCTTTCGAAAGAGAAACTTATCTTCGTTCACTTCAAGACCATCGCATTCATTATCCGATCCAGAAACATCCGTACCATTGTAGGATGGGTTTCGAGAACCCACCACGTAAAGCCGACAGAGTCGACGTGGAAGACGATTGTTTCTTTGAGCCGGCACCCTCTTTGGGTATTCCCCCAGAACTTGGCATTGATAGCTTTGATCAGCAATCAGGTCAATTGATGGGGAGTCCAAGTTCGTTTCCAATTCTTTGTCTCATAAATGCAGCGGTAAACCGCTTCTTTTGGGAAAGGACAATTGGTACGACTGATACTCAGACGGGGGCCAGAGATGAACTTCGGGAGAAGTTCCGGTTGGATCAGATTCCGATGCTGGTTAATGGAGACGACCTCCTTACAACTATCGATCAAGAAGATTATGACGAGTGGTGGACTATGGTTTCTATCTGTGGACTTGAGCCTTCCCTAGGGAAGAATTATGTCTCTAAAGATTTTGCCATGTTAAACTCTCAGATTTATCTTCAGGGTCGAGATTTGTTTGGATGTCACGCGTACTGGGAGCGGGTTCCTTATGTGAACTTAGGACTCCTTCGAGGACAGTCAAAGGTGCTAGGCGACACTAGAAGGGCCGATAGAGATGAAATACTCTCCTCGGACCTCGTGTCCAGCGCATCTTTCCTTCTTGAAGGATTCTCAGGCGATCAAAGGGAACGCCTCTTCTCTCTTTGGATCTCTCTCAATCTTGATAAAATCAAATCCGTGACCTTTCCAGGTCAGAATTGGTTTATCCCGCAGCAACTAGGTGGACTAGGTTTGCCGTTACCCCAAGGGTTTTCGGTGACACGAGGCCAGGGAAAGCTTGCGAGTTTCCTTCGTTCAACGAAGGATCTCGAACAAGTTCCGACCCTGAGTGCCCCCAAACCAACCTATCTCCGAATGGAGAAGATTGTTTCAGGTCATCTGAAGGATCTTGTTGAGTGGGAATGGTCGGATGAGAGGAGAGAGGAAAGGGCACAACTTCCGAGACTAACCCGGTTTTTTGAAATCTGGTCGGGAGAGGAAGTTGAGTTGCATCCCAAAGAGAAGGCTTATGATCGTGAGCTTTCTCGAAGGAAATGGGACGCTCTGTGGACGAGAGGGACCGACCACAGAATGGATCCAATGACAAACGAAGAGATTTGTAATTGGGGAACAAGGTACTTGGTACCTGTTGAACGAACCAAAATAACATCGACTGCGCTGACATCAACCCTCTTCAGAGAAAAAGAAATGGATCTCTCGATCCCCTTTGACTCCGATGATGTTGAGGTTTCAGCCGACCGCAATGACCTGTGCTCAGAATCGACACGATGCCCCCAGGGGTGGACCATGGATTCGACAGGCTTGCGGGTGTAATCTTCTTTGTGAGCGAAGAAGGTTCGTTGGACTACTTTTGATCCTGA